CTTTTGCACTTAATAGGCGGCAAAGGTTGAAGCCTAAAAAAAATTTGTCTTTGAGCGTTACAAATTTACAAAAGTGTTTTTATAATTCAAATATTTAGTTTTACTTTGTAGGCGAAACTTTGTGCCTAATGTTTCGTTTTATAAGATATTGAATAGCTCAAACTATTCGAAATATCCCCGAGCAAAAGGCACTTTGTTTCGGGGTTTTTTTATGCCCGTTCGGTTTCAGCTATTGACCGAATTACTCGCATACCTTTATAGGTTAGGGTAAATGCAGTTACGAGCAAAGTAGGTTTAACATCAAAACACAAAATATTTTTAAATCATTTGTCACGGGCTGCAAAACACCTTCCCGAAATGAGCCAAACTGTAAGCGACCAATTCTCAATGAGGATGCTTAAAAATGGTAAGGCGTTTATCAATCTCTTACTTTGGGGGTTGGGGGTTGATAAACACCTTTTACTTACCCCCTGTTTCGCTCACTCAAACTCATAAGGATAATTTTAATTTAAATAAAAAAAAGCCGCGTGTTATGCGGCTCGGTTAGGTAATGTATTTTATTTTTTAGATTGTAATAATCTGTTGAATTTTTCTGTAAACCTATTTAAACATTTTTGGCAACAAACATCGGGGTATTTTTCTGCCCACCATTTAAAATTTTGAAAATCATTTGAGCCTATACCTGACGTTTTGCGATTGCAAGCCGTTAATGAGCCGTTGCTTAAGTGTTGTTTTTTTGCCGATTGCCCTGAATTAATATTCATTTGAGTAAGTGTTTAAATGTTTAACTCTGCAAATCTACAAACTTATTTTGATTATGCTAACTTATTCATAAAATAATTTAAAATATTTTTACTTGCTTATATAACACGCTGAAAATAAAGCATAAAAAAACCGCCCAGCGATTACCGAGCGGCTTTTGACTTATCCCTATATCAAACTAAAAAAGTATGAACTCGGTTACAAATATATTAAGGTAAATCTATTTTACCAAAAAAAGGTTTTTCAGAAACCGACCGCCTACCCTCGCAGCTCCATAGCTGACGCGCCCACCAATTCGGGCTACCTTTCGGCGAAGCGATGCCAGCACTACGAGCGCAGTAAGAATTGCCTGCATCCGTACCGGGTTTAATCCGATAGCCCGAAGCGCCAAAATGAACCTCGTTACCATCGTCGTCTTCGGCTTTATATTTTTTACCGTCGCGCTCGGATGCGGTAACGTTATAACCCTCATATAGTGGCATGGCTTGAGTTATTTATTTTGTTATCTAAATAGGTTATTATAACCTCTAAAGCCTTTGTTAAATCGCTAGGGCTTACCATTTCAGTAACAGCCCCGTTACGCCATTCGGCGTGATGCTTTAAAATACGGTAGGCTTGCTTTAGTGTCATTTCGATAAAAAGCGAGGGTTAACGCCACGTAGGCGCTTTTCGTTTTGCGGCTCGAGTTGAGGTATAACAGCCTGCCCGTGGCGCGTAATGGGTTTACCTGCGTGCGGGTTCTTTTGAATTATACCCGCCGCCGTTGCTTCAGATATTAGCACGTCGTTAACCCCTAGAAACGCCCCCGCTTTATCTTTCGACTTTAGGCGCTCGCCCGTTTTACGGTCTTTAACAACGGCGCTTCCATCGTCTTCTAAATCGATTAAATACTTTTCGTTAATAGCCGATTTAAATCCTTTAATCGTGTACTCGTTTACGGTAGGGTCTAGCTTCAACGACCCTAATTCGCGCTCAAATACGCTAGTAATTTTAATAGCTTTCTTTTCTTCAGCGGCTTGGGTCTTATAGCTTTCGAATTGCGTTAATGCTTCCTGACGCGCTTGCTCGACTTCGTTATATTTACGCTCGAGGGTCTTATGTTTCTTTTCCCATTCAGCCACAAGCTCCGCAGCGCCGTTACCCGTTGCTTTCTTTTCCCATTCGTCGCGTTGCTTTTCGTATTCGGTCTTTGCGCGTTCGGCTGCGTTACGTATCACGTCGAGGCTTTTAGCGTCTTTAAAATCGTCTTCGGTTAAGCTAACGCCAAACGGCTCAAATGCTTTTTTAACTACGTGGGCTATCGAGCCGTTTAGTTTTCCTAGCGTCGCGTCGTGTTCCTTTTGTGCCATCCAATGCTGTTGAAATTTCTCTTTCGCCGTTTCTAGGTTTTCGGCTTCGTCTAGGTTTAGGAATTTCACTAGCTCCAGCGCTTCCTCGGGTTTCATTGCCATAAATTAAAGGTGTTTCTATTTGTTTTAATTTTAACTCACGTGCGCCCCGACGTAGCAACGTTTCGGCTACCATATCGGAAGCCTGTATAATTCGCCCGTCGGTTAATACTAAATAACGCATCGAGGCAAAGTTAATAAATTGATATTGCAAAACAAAAAAGCCGCTTTTTAGGGCGGCTCTGTTGGTTAGTTTTTTATAAAAACTTATATTGAATATTTATCTTGATGCCATGAAAAACAGTAATTAAAAACTATTGTTTCAACGTTTTCGTTTTCGTATTGAAACATACCCATAACTATTTCAATTTCATTTAAAAGGTTCAATGTACCGTATGCAGGGCGTACAAGTCCTAATACTTTGCACTTAAATTGTGCTACATTTTTTTCGGTTATTAAGTTAGTTGCGTTCATCGTGTAAGTGTTTAAAAGTTTAACAGCACAAATGTAAACACTTATTTTGAAATAGCAAACGCAAACAAAAAATAATTTAATTTTTTTTTATCCTAATCGATAAACCCCTGCGCCCTTACGCGAGCCTTAACGCTTTCGGGTACTTTAGTCGCTGGTATGGGTACTAAATCATGGCGACAATTCCAGCCGCCTACGTTGGTAAATATTGTTTTTTGGTCTGTGCCATCTATACGCCCCGCCCACGTACCGCCTTTAATATCGTCTATTCCCGCGCTATTTTTACCGTTACCCCACGCCTCTATTTCTTTACGGTGAAATATTTCGCCCTCACGGTGTGCGCAAAATTCCCGCGTCGTAGGTATTTCGCCGCCCAAATACTCAAACCAATTAATACCTATTTCCTCGTTTACCGCAGCGCTATAACTACGGTCTGCTATCGCTTGGGCGGTTGAGGCTGTTGTTTTAATATGCCCGAGTAAATTACCGTCGAGCTTATCGTTACCTATTATAGTTGCGCTTAATGCTTTTACGGCTTCACGTAGCGGGGCGCGTGCTGCTATGTTAGCCGTTAGCTGCTCTAAAAAAGGTTGCGTTACCCTTTCACGTAAGCCGCTACCGAAAAAACTATTAATAGCGTTTTGCTGACTTATTTGCACTAACCTACGTTGCGCCTCGGTAGGCTCAAACCCAGCCTCGAACGTTTGCGCTATTTCGGTAGATAGCTTTACGCCCTCGCTTATTTGCCCTAAAAATTTACTTACCGCCTCTTTATATTCGCCGCCTGCTAATACCTTATTTAGTTCTTCGGCTATTATGCCTATGCGGTTTATGTTAGCGTCGGTTTGCGTAATGTTACCGTTACTATCTACGTCCATTTCACGAAGCAAAGGCTCAACCGTACGCCACGCTTGTAGCTGCGCCTTTTCGGCGCTCGTAGCCATATCTTTAGGTATTTGCTCAAATAACCTAATTTTCTTTTTAACTAAACTATCCAGCGATGCCATTTAATAATTCGCGTTGCGCCTGTTGAATAGGGTCTAGTTGCTCACGTACTTTGCCCGCTGCGATATTACGCAGCTGTATTACTTGCTCCTGTAATGGTAGGTCGGTAAATTGCGGCGCTTCTTCGGTCGGTATGTAGTTACGTATAAGCTCCATAATTAACTGCGGGGCGCTAAAATGTAACACGTCTTGCCATTTTTCAACCGTGCCATTAGCTACCCTTGCAGCAATATCGGCGCTACTCATTAGTAGTAATTCGTCTGCATGAATTATTAAATCGTAAATAGCGCTCGTTTCTTCGTCCGTATAGTGTATAGCTTTAATGTAATTATACACGTTGCTAAACGTTACCGACGGAGGTACGCCCGCTGTAATACCCTCACCTATTACCGCTAAATAATCGGACGGCGTGCTAATATCAAAGGTCGTAGGGTACACTAAAGAAACGCCCCCAAATAATTCGCCGTAACGCATACGCCCCGTAGTTACCAATATAAACTCATACAAGCTAAATAGCTGGTCGCTAATAGGCTTTAAAAAGGCGTATAGGCTACGCATCTTATTTAAGCTACCCGTAGCGGTTACGGCTTCGCCTACGCCCGCCGTGCTATCGCTGCTCGGTAGGTGTAATATAGCACGCGCCTTTTTCATTTGGGCTTCAATTTCTACACGCAAAAAATTAAGGGTGTCCATAGGCGGCGAAACGAATTTTAAATATTCGCCGCTTATACCCGTGTCGCCCTCGCTTACCGACGTTTTAGGTTTGATTAATAGCATACCCGTAGGGCTAAACCTTGACTTTAAACCGCCACCGCTACACGAGGGACATGTACGATAGCCGCCGTTAATAGGGTCGAATAGCTGACCGTCTACGCATTTATTACCCTCTCTATCCACAAAGTCGCAAACCTCACCCAGCGCCACCATAAACGGGAACGCGCTTGTAGCCTTGCTTATTTGTAGGTAGCTTTCGTCTAATACTACTTGGTCTAAAAACGGTACGGCGGTAATAAAAGGCGATTGGAAACATATTTCGCCGTTTATCATTTGCGGCATACCCTGTAATTTATGGCACGGTACGTAACCCAAATTATGGTTAAAGTATAGCACGGGTTCGCTAAATTCCATTTCTGATTTTTTGCCCGTTTGGTATATCTTCCAAATGTTAGCATTATCGTATAGCTCCAACACTAACCCGCTACGCTCCATTTTTGAACCCGCCTTTACTTCGGTTTTATCGTCAGTAATAACTAAATAATATTCGCCGAACCTTTGCCCTACAATCGATTTACATGAATAGTATTCGGGCATTGGGTTTAATAGGTCGTTGCTTATTACCTCGGTTTCGGTTTCTTCGGTTTCTACCGTTTCTACTTCGTCGGGTTCAATCGCTATAATGCCGTTCGGGTCTACGAGCTTTAAGGTCGGCAGCATCGTTTTAACGAACGCCTCGACGCTTCCAAACCTTTCTATTTCTTCGTTTACAAACCTTTGAAAGGTATCGTCCCCGAAACGTTCGTCCATTTCGGGCATATATTTTATAGACCAATTTTGGTCGGCAAACGCACGGCTTACCGTTGCTTTAAAATCCTCGAACACGCTTAACGTCGTAGGCTTATAGTTAGCCTTTATGTATTGCGCTTGCTGGTCGGTTTGGTTCGGGGCGCGAACGCTTAACAAATGCTCGGGGTAAACGTCGGGGCGGGTATGCGGCAAAATGCTATCATACATTTTTGCGGCGTAGTTATACCCGTCCCAATATTCGGGGTATTGCGAAACGCCTACACGCTGTTTAGTAATAGGGTTTAACGGGGCGCTGCGTTGCGCCTCATTCCAGCCCTTATACATATAGGCAAATCGTTTAACTACCTTGTTAATTTCGTCTATTGTTAGTGCCATTATGCGACGGCTTTAGTAGTTGGTTTATTTATTACGTGCGAGCCGCACGATTTAGAACGGCAAAAGGTCGGTTTCATAATCTTTGAAGTAGTGTTAAGCCGCGCCCCTCGGAGGTGTTTAAAGTAACGGCGTTATATTTATAGTTTTGAACGTATTCAATTAAACGTTTAACGTCGGGTATGTGTAGCGTGTCGTGATAGGCAATTATGCCGCCGTCAGTTATTACCCTTTCAATTTCCTTAAACTCGGGTAAAACATTGTCCCATGAATGGTCGCCGTCTACAAAAATAAAATCGAAGTGTTTAGCGGGGAATTGTTTTAAAGCGTTTTGGCTCTCGTTTAAAATAAAATCGACTGCTATACCGTCGCGCTTTAATTCGTGCTTTCTATGGTCGTTTATATCAATCCCTGCATAGTAACCGCCGTTAGGTAAAGCCTCTATCATTTTAACCGAGGTTTCACCCTCGAAAACTCCCACCTCTAAAACAGCTTTAGCGCCTAACATTTTAACCAATGAACCGATAAACTCGCAAACGTCAGGCTCACTATTCCAGCCGTGGCGCGGTTGCTCGTTAAAGGTAGCCGTTTTTTTTAATTCCTTTTCGGGTAGCGGCTCAAGCGCGTAAACGTACTCTGTTTTTACTACCTTTTCTTTTTTCGGTTTAGTCGCTTTAGGGGTTTCGGCTTTTGTATTTGCCGCCTTTTTATTTTTTGTTCCCTGCATATTTGTTAGAGGTTATTCGGTTTATAAAGTGAGCGTGCATTTTGTTTTCGTCCCTATGCCATTGCTTTAACAACCTATCGAGCCAATCGATATAAAACAACGGCGTAAAGCCTTGCCCACCGTAATAGCTTTGTAAATAAAACCTTTCTGTTACTTCGGCAAACGATAAACGGCGCGAGGCTGCAAAGTGTATGTAACCGTTTTCAGCTCCATCGGTTTGACCCGCTGCAATTATGGCAGGGTCTAAACCTAATTTAGCTAACGCAACGTTCATGTAAAGTTCGTCGGGTTGACCGCCGCCCCACTTCATACGTAATTTATTTACGGGTAACGGTTCGTTTTCGTAAAAGCGTTTAGCCGTTGCGTATAAACGTTCGGTTGTTTCACCCTTACGAATAAATTGTATAGAGCTGTTTATGGCGGGTAACGTGTCGGTTTCTTTTAATTCGAAATGCTGCCATATATCGTCTGCCCACGCCCATTGCATAGACGGTATTGCCCGCCCTTGCTTTATATTGTGATAGCCTACTGTATGGCTTATGTAATCTTTGTTAGCCCCTATAAGCTCGTTAAGCATAGGGGTAATATCTTTAAGCGCCACGGCGTCCACGTCTAAATAAACGTTATTATCGAAAGGCAAATACTCGTATAGGTTTACCTTTAGTTTACCGGGGTCTAGCTTACCGCCCGTTTGTAAATGCTCGGGCTTAATGGTGTTTATGCTATCTACTAAATCGGCTAACCCGTTAGCGTAGCCGTATGCCTTGCTCGTGTCGTCAACATACAAAGCAATATTAACCGACGGGCTAAACCTCTTAATTGAATAAGCAAGGTTATACGCCGCGCCGTAGTAATGGTGCTTACCAAACGCAAAAAGCACCACCCCGAGATTAATCGGGGCGGGCTTCTGTTGGTTTAACGAGTTAGCTGAATATTCCCGCTGGTGCATTGTATTGGGCTGGAATATCTTTATCGCGCCATGAAAAGGTTACCTCGTAGCGCTGAAGCTCGTTATTCTGCTCAGGCAAAATAAAGTTAGCGCTAGTAGTAATACCTACGGGCGGGTCGATAAAAATTACTTTACCGCTGTCGCACATATAGGCTAAAATCCAACCGATACGACGGTTATTTACGTCGTTCCAAAATAGGTTATTTTCGTCGGTTACATTCGCGTCGTATAATGTAGCGGTGCGGTCTTCGTTAATGCGGATAGGTGTACCGCATCCAATAGGGCTATCCACAGTTACAGGCGAACCCGCTGGCAAAGCAAAACGAATATCTTCGATTATACGTGCCGTACCCGCATCTAATAGGTTTTGTACTTCCGTCGCATCGCTGGGGTCAGCGAGCGTAGTATTACAAGCCCCTACAATAATTGCAGAAACGCCACCTAATTTATATTCGTTACAGTCAACAAGATTATGAGCTAATAACTCGGAGTCGCAATAGCTTACGCATCCCATAATTTAAAAGGTGTTTAATGTTTTGGCTCGGTTCGATAGGTCGTTAGCCGTTACACCTAAAAATTGCTCAAATGACTTATGCAAATATAAATAAATTATTGTTGATATATATTAACGTTACTTTGAGTTAGTAAACGGTCGCCGTCCTGTGCTAATATAAACGGCTCGCTACCTAAATCTAATATCGACGGTAAACAGTTTGCATCCGTGCCGCTGCATATCGTTTTACGTACTTTGTCGGTCTGTTTATAAAGCTCGATAGTTAAAGCCCCTAAATCGTCGGCGTCGTTATATTCAATACTTGGAAATTCGTTTTCGCTCGGTATGTGCGCCACGCCGTTAACGTAACAGTTATCGAAGTAAAATACTATCGAAAGAAAGTCCAGCACGTATTCAGGTAAACGCCCGAAATAATAGTTTAACTTTTTACGGCGGTCTACGTAGCTCGCTACCCAGCGCCCCGAAGCATATCTAAATAAATCGGTGTCGGTATCGTATTGCGGTTGAAACCTACGCCCCTCTAAACGAATACCCGGTAAAAACGAAGTACCGTTAAAGCCTAAATTAAATTGATTTTCAGCGTTGCAACCCTCTATTTTAAAATACCTACATTCGTCGGTATAATCCCCCACGTTTATAACGTCGCTGTATTTATCATATACCGCGTGTTCTTTATAAGCGCGTACCGTTAGCTTACTTACGCTTACGCTCGCGGTTTGTGCTATATCGTTAATTAATAATAAGCCTATCGAACCGCTCGCAGCGGGCGTTATGTTAAAGGTGTATGTACCCGCCGCTGTTATAGCCGTACCCTCGCTTATGTTATCTACCGTTACCCGTAGCGTACCGTCGTTTATGCTACCTACAATTATCGTAACGCTATATTCTACGTCTTCACATAATTCAGTTAAGCCGTTTAGGTATGTTATGTTATTCGTATTGGTATAACTTAATGCAGCCGCCCCACCGCCTACCGTCCAATCGTCAGCGCCTACGCTAGTCTGGCTAGTCCAACCTAACGGCGGGCATCCTAAACAGCCGCCCCAATCGTTAAAGTATGGGTTATATACATAATATTGTCCGCACGTATTGGTACAAAAGTCGGCTATTGCCAAACGGTAACAGCCCGCGTTTAGCTCGTAATCGTTTAACGCAATGGCAGCGGTTAGGTATTGGTCGCTCGTTGTAATAACGGGGTCTAACACCTGAACGACGGCTAACGTTTCGGCGTCTACTATGCCAGCGAATAAAGCCCCGTTGCAGTTCGGCTCTAAGCTAACAATAGTTACCACACCTAAAAACGGGTTAGGCGCTACCGAGGCTAATATTAAGTCTTGAATATTTGAATTATTATTAGCCGCTATATCGGTTGCTTTCAAATAAAATACGTGCGTGCCGGGCGTTGTTAGCTCAACGCTCGTACCGTTTGTAAAGCCCACCGTTAAGCTACCCGTGCAACCGTAATCTATTGTAAGAGTTACCTTATACTCTAAACAGTTTATAAATTTCTTATACCCTAACACTACGGCGCTCGGGGGCGTGGGGTCGGCAAAGGTTATAACGCCGCTATCGATAGTACAATTTATATTGCTTATAACGCTATCGAATTGCGTGTACCCGCATACGCCCGCCTCGAGCTGAAAAAATAGCTGGTCGTTAAAATCCGCTAACTGCGTAAACTCGTTATTACACCCCTCACATGGTTCGGGTAAAGTCGAGTTAAATAGTATAGGTTGGTTTGGTATCGAGTTGTAGCTCATTGTAAAAGTTGGTTAGATTTTAGTTCGAAGTCTGCATTTTTACGCATTACCGAACCTATGTTAATTGTTTTAATGTACGTAGGTATAACCGCTAACGGGTCAGCTTCACGCCCGAGTAAAATAGGCTTCGAGGTTTCGCTCGTTATGGCGTTTATTTCTGCCATTGTTAAAGGGCGGTTAAACTTGTATAGGTAAGCCTGAACGTTATTTATATCGATAGGCTGCAAGGTGCTTTCATCAAACGGTACACCGCTACCCGTAAAGTAAGTCGTTTTAACCCCCGCGTTAGTTGTAGTTGCGGTTTGTAAAAACCTTTGTAGGCTTATGTATGTAGGGCTACCCGTTGCGCGGGCTACGGCTGCATTAACGCGTACCTTATCGCCTTGATTACATACTATTGTATAGCTCGGTATTTCAGCCCATATATTATCTTTTGAGAAAGAGCCAAAATTATAAATATCGGACTGTATAAATAATTCGTCGCTATTGTAATGCTCTATACGTATTTCGCCTAAACGCCCCCATTCTACGGGGTCTAATGCGTTATTAGCTGCATCGCGCATAGCTTCGAATATAATACCCGCGCTAAATGTATAAACGCCTGCAAAGGGTACGGTATAGGTATCTAAATTAAATAAGTTATTAGGGTCGCTCGTTTCGGCTAAATATATTGCAAAGTGTGAGGTATCGTCTAATATTGAAACCTTTGGCGGTATGGTACATTCGACCTGATTAATTAATTGTTGAGGCGCTACGCCTGCAATAAAATTAACAGTAAACGGCGTTAGCACGGTATTGAAGCCCTGTAAAAAACTACTTAACGTATTAGGGTAGCCGCTTAACCAATTATTACTAACCCGCTCGTTTGTATATTCAGCGTTATAAATTGTTTGCCCTAATCCGTAAGGGTCGCCCGCGTTAGCTACAAGGCAATTAGGGTTAGAATTAAAGTCGTAATAGTTGCAATGAATTACAAAGGTATTCGTATCGTAGCCGTCGGCTGAAAAGGCTATAACGTCCTCGATAGTATTAGCATCAAATATTATGTTATTAGTTTCGAGGTTTAATATATTGCTGGTATTACATTCGCCCGTAAACCCGAACGTTTCATTTCTAAAACCTCTAAACGGCGTTTGTGCAAAGGTACACGCCGTAGCCCCACCGTCGCAGTCTTGCTGCTCTAATACTTGCTCATTGCCAAAAGTAACAGCTTGGTATAAACGCGCCGTATCAAACTTCATTTCTATTTCGGGCTGGTCGTTTAGGTTAGCCGATGGCGTTGATTGAAAAAAATAACTTATAGGCTCTATGCGTAATAACGGTCTACCGTTAGCCTGTTTTTCAAACCCTAACCCGAGCTGTAACTTACTACGCATTGCGTTATATAGCTGCTCGAAGTTTGCCGTCATTTCTAAAATAGTGCGCGTGCGTAAGCATTTGCCTAATGTATAAGCTGGTACGTTGTTATCGGGGTTTACGTATTTAAAATAATTACTTTCAAAATCTATAAGCCCGTCGCTCATGCACGCTACCAAATGTTTAAACACATCGTAAACAGGGTAGCCGTAAGCGCATAGCGGTTCGTATATTCCCGTGCTGGGTAAAAATACTTCTAACCGTCGAAGCGTAGGCGGTGTAATAGTAACGCCGTTTTTACTTTGCGTTAGCGATAGCGAAAATGGTATAGCCTTATTATTATTTATTTTCGTGCTAAATGTTTCGTCGTATAGTTTCGTTTTAACCTGACAGCGGTCTAGCATAAACGTACACTCTGTTACAATTATATAACCGTCTACGAGCTTTTGCCATGTACCGCTACTGCATAGGTATTGAACGTTTACGCGTACTAATTCACAATAGCCCGAGGTCGCTAACTTGTTTACAAGGTAGCTATAAACATCACCGCCAAACGTTAACTCGTTTTCAAAGCTAACTATACGCGCCCCTATGGTATCGTCCTCGCTTATCTGTATCGAAAAGTCCTCGGGGTTTAAAGGTTGTCCTCGGTCTAAGCCGTCTATTATAAATTGTAAACTTACTGCCATGTGTAACGGTTATCCGAAGCGTTAATATTTATAACGGTGTTTTGACGTTTTAGGTCGCGCCTCATACCCTTTAATTCGCGCTCCATACTTTTAGAATTTAACGAAGCATTAAGCGTTAAGCCGCGTTCTTTTTTACCGAGGTAATAATTAATAGCCGGGCGTACGTAACGTTCGTCTATAAGACGCCTAAACGCCTCGCTACTTGTATTGATAGCGTCTAACTCGCGGCGGTGCTTCATGCTTTGACCTCGGTTAATAATATACTCGTCGCGTTCGGCTTCGATTAACGTACCGCCGCCGCTATGTAAACGCCCGCCTACTAAACCGCCTCGGGCGTATTTAGGTATAGGTTGCGCGGCAATAGTAGCAATTTGAAGCGCACCCGTAGCGGCTGCAAGCGCTATTAAAATAGGTTTGTCAGCTACCTTTGCAATAGCCGCCGCCGTGCTTATAATGGCGTTAAACAAAGCTAACTGTTTATCTAACATAGCTTGTTTAGTTTTCTCTTTAGCTATCGCCCTTTCGGTTTTTAGCTTTAATGTTTCGCGCTGACGCTCTTTAGTTATCTCGCTGTTTTGGCTATCGTTAATTGCCTGTAGTTCTAATTCAGAGGTTTGATTAATTGCGTTTATACGTTGCTCGCTTATTTGGTTAACGAGGTTTACGTAAGCACTAAACGCCCCTGCGGTAGCTTGAGCTACTTCTTCTACTTGTGCTATTTGTTCGTCGCGTGATTTCTTTCTTTCTTCACGTATCGCGTTTTGCGTTTCGGCTTCTATTAAAGTTATTTTAGCGGCTCTTTCATTTGCATCGTCTATACTATCTTTAGCTTCCTGTTTACGGCGTTCGGCTTCAATATTAATAAGCTCTAAACGGCGGTCTAATGTGCTGCCCTCAACAAGCTCTAAAGCCTTTAAATTATCTACGCGGGTGTTATACTCGCTTTGCGCTAATTGTTTATTTAAGTCAGCTATTTGCGTGTTATAGCGCGTTGTTATTTCTACTTTGTCTTTACCGAGCGCTTCGGCGTTTGCTAGTTCAATATCGCGCTGCGTTTGTAGGGCTAATATTTGTTCTTCGGTTGTAGCGTTTGCCGCCGCTTTAGTAGCTTCGATTTGTTTAGCTACGCTTTCTTCTAAATCTTTTTTATCAAGTTCGGCTATCTTTTTATTTGTATCGGCTTTAATAGTTTCTATTGCGTTTGATAAATCCTTTTCAGCTTGTATAGCTTCGGCGCTACCCGCCTTATAACGCGCCTCGGAAAATGACTTTTCTAGTTCTATAATCTTTGCGTTACTTTCGTTTAATAGCTTTTCTTGTTCAGATAGCTGCGAAACAAAAGCCTCGTTTTCTAATTGTGCTAAACGCTCGCGGGCTTTTAGTTGGTCTTCGGCTGCTTTCTTTGCGGCTTCGGCTGCTTTGTCGCTTGCCTCTTTACGTTTGGCGGCGGCGTCGTCGGAGGCTTTTTTGTCAATATCGCGAATAGATAACTCATACCCAGCGCGGCGCTCACGTAACGCGGCTAGTGCCTTTTGGCTTTCTTCTAAAGCCTTTTTTCCTTCGGCTTCTACTTGTGCAGGGTCAAATACAAACGAGGCTAATTTATCGGCTAAATTAAAATCTATTAGTTTGTTACCGCTTACTTTTTCGGCGATAAAATCAATACCATTAATAAGCGCCTGTAAAGGTTGCGTAGTTAAAGATAGCAATCCCGTTAAAATATTACGGTTTCTCTTTTCGGCTTCTATTTGGCTCTTTAACGTAATCTCGCTTTGGCGTATTGCTTCTTCTTGTGCGGCTATTACTTGGTCGGTTTGCGCTATTTTAAGCTGTAATATTTCTTTTTCACTTTTGCCTTGTAGCTTTAGCGTGTTATCCTGACTATCGAGCGCCTCGAGCTTTTCGTTTTCAGTTGCTAGGTTAGCGTTAGCCAATGCGTTTAAACCCTCTTGCTCCGAGCTTACGCCGCTTATAGCGCCTTTAATATCGTCCCAATAAGCTACAACAGCCCCGAGCGCTACGATTAACGCACCAACGCCCGTAGCCGCTAAAGCTACCTTTAAGCCTTTTAACGCGCCGCTCGTTAGCGTTATGGTAGCGGTGTATATCCTTTGTGCTACGGTTAGCGCTACGGTCTTTAATTTGCTTTCTTCGAGTAATAAATTACTTATTTGCTGCAAGCCGTTAGCGACCGCCATAGCCCCCTGAACCTTTAGCAAGCTCTTTTGTAGGTCTTCGTTTTCAGCACCGAACAACGCCGCCGTACCTTGCACCACTTCGAAGCCAGCGGCTAAACCTTGCACCGCCTGAAGCCCAGCATCGAACTTTAACGTATCACTCGCGAGGTTACCAATACGTGTACGGGTATCACCTATTTGGTCTTCGAGCCGTGCGGCTTCGCTCACTAAATTTCTAAACCGTTGGCTCGTTGTATCGCCCGCTTCTTCGAGCGCTAGTATTTCGTTTTTTAAACCGCGTAAGGTACGCGTTAAAGGTTCTGATTTTTTGGTAAGGTTATCTATTGCGCTTGCGCTACTATTTAACGCCTTGCTTATATCGCCCCCACTAAACGCAGCCGCCGCGCTTTTGGCAGCGCTCTTATATTCTGCGGCTATCTTATCTGAAGCCTTTGTCGCGCTCTTTACGGCTTCGTCGTTAGCTTCGTTTATCTTATTAACCGCGGCTTCTAAATCGCCTGCCTCGGCTCGGTATTTAATTAGTATTTCTGCCATCGCGGTTCTGCTTATAAAACATTTCAAATTTAAGTAAAAATAGCTCGACTTCGCTAGCCATTAATTCCTTAAACTCTAAAACGTTATTGCCCGCGACGTGCATTACTTGTTCCCTTAAACCGTCTTGCGCTTTCTTTGCCCGTCTTCCCGGTGAGTAGTCAATAGGGCTAGAGCCTCGTTGAGCTTTTGTATTTGGGTTAGGTTGTATTCCCATAATACCGTTAAGTCGCTGGGCGAAATAGTGAGTAAGGGTTTGAGCGGCTCTATATCCAAACGCGTAAAAAAATCGTGCGACCCCTCCCCCGCCATCGCTTCAAATACTTCTAGTTTCTTTTTATGTATATCGGGGTTTATAATAGATGGGTTTTCGTCCGAGCGTACTACCCACGTTGCGGCTATGTTTAATAATAGGTCGCGGTGTACTATCGTATTTTGGCGCTCCCTTATTATGTGTATGTAGGTAGCCATTACCGCTGCGTTCTTCGGGTTACTTAACCCAGCGCCTAAAGCCTTTTCCATTTCGGTTAATATCTGCTCCATTTCCGAACCCGATAAACCCGAGCTTAAACGTTCTAATAAACCCATGCTCATAGCGAACCGTTCGAGCGGCAGGCTCGTTTCTTTTGGGAAGCGGTAATAGGTGTAGCCGTCGCGCTCGAATAATTGTACTAGGTTGTATTTAGGTAGTTCGGCGTTTCTATTGCGCCATAACATTAATCGCAGTCGCCCGCCTAATCTTTTGAATAATTGCATCTAGTGTGTCTGTTAGTTCTATTTGTGAGCCGCTTATCATTTGCATAACGGTCGTTTCTTCAGCTTCAAATATATAGATTATATCCGCTACGTTAATTATTATATCGGTTTCGCCTGCATCGGTTTCGGTTATCTCGCGTAGTGTTTCGTCGTCCGTATCTAAACCGCGTTTAGCTTTTGCCGTACAAACGATAAACCCTAACATAGCGTTTAAGTCCAATAGCCGTTCGGACATTCTTCGTCTTTAACGCGGGTCTTAGCTGGCAGAAAACAGCCGCATAGCTTACAGGTGTCTAGCCCTTTATGCCTATACTCGCATACCTGACAAACGGGGTAGCGTGTTTCGCTTAATGCGTTTGCCTCTTTGTTACTTGTTAGGTACAAGTAAAACCCTTTGAATATAGATATTAACCGCCGCATTGAATACAGTCTAATAGGTTGATAGTGCCACCCGCTTCGGCATCGCTGTTTATGACAGCAAAGGTTATACAGGCGTAATCGGTTTCGCATATCGTAAAGTTATCGCAGCCTTGCAGCCGTATCGTATAGCCCTGCCCGTTATCTATCTTTGCGTTTTGAATACCTAGCAAACCGTCGCCGTCCGAAGTAGTTTCAAAGGTTTGTACGCGGTTTGTAGCGTTATGCGTTACCGTAACTGTATAGTTAGTGTTAGGTGTAACGTACCCGAAAAATATACCCGCCGCGCAACCGTCTACGGTTATCCCGCTATCGAAACAAGTACTACATACGCTCATATATAACGCTTTAAAATCGCGTTTACAAAGTAACGAAAACAATCTAAATAATCGGCACGCTCGGTTAAGTTTTTACGGTTTGCTTTTATTATTTGCCCCTCTGCGTTACATTGTACTTGCTTCGCGTCGAATACAAACCCCTTACACGTTTTGCTATTAACCTTTATATCGAGCTTACGTAGCGCCGCGTTGCAATCTATACGGCTATTAACGTGGCGCGGGTTAGCGGGTATTATTATTTGGTTATCGGCTAACTTTAAACGCCGCTTAATTTGAATGTAGGCGCTCGAGTTATCGCGTTCCTGAATAGTACCGCCTTTGCCCATAGCGTCGCCTGTAATACGTATAAGCCCCGTAGGTATGTTAAGCGCTTCGACCGCATCGCAAAACGCATCTATTGACCCGCGCTCTATCTTTATTTCGTCCACTACCCTAGCCGCGCTGCCGACGTTCTGAATTATCAAAGCGCAAAGCGGGTTAATGTTGAAATCGACGCTAATAAAGGTCGGTAGGTGCGGGTTATGTGTTACGCTATCGTCAATATGTTTATCGTCGTCCCACGCGTATAAGAAAGGGTTAGCAACGTCATCGAGTACGTCCCAATCACCCTCAACAAAACGCGCGTATTGAATAGGCGGTAATTCCTTTAAGCTCTCGAGGTATTCGGGGGCTATGTGCGGGTTATCGGTTATTCGGCTCGGTATGTACGCCCAGCGTTCGGGTAGGGTGTTTTCGCGGTAACGGTTATAGATTATTGACTTAACCCAATTTTGCGCTGGGTTACACGTAGCGAGGCAAACGATAGGCGGCTTGCCGTGTGCTTTATTCCAGCTACCTATACGCTCCTGTACTTTATAAAACGTTACCTCTTGTAATTCGTTTACTTCGTCCAACCCCGCGCCGTTTATTTCCAAACCCCGAAAGCGGTTTAGGTCTTTATCTTCGTCGAAACTTTCAGCCATAAAGATAAGCTCCGAGCCGTTGGTAAAAGTTATAACGTTGGTTTCTCTATTCCAATTCTTAACATAGTTACTTACGCCGTCCATCATTATACTTGCAAAGCTCGGGAACGTGGTACGTTTTAAATCGGGTAGGCTTTTACGAATAACTGCCCACCTCGAACGCGGGTACGTTAAACATAAAGAGGTTAGGGTTAATAATAGCCAATACGTCTTACCGCCACGTATCGCGCCTCCGAAAACTATAACGCGCTTCGAACCCTCAACGGCGTAATCGTAGGCTGTCGTTTGTGTTTCGGTTAGGGTAAACTGCATTAATCGTTTTCGTCGTCGGTAAAGCCTTTAGTCGTTACGTAAATAGCAAAGGCAAACCCTAATAGTATCGCTGCCATTAATAACGCTACTCCCATTGTTTTAAGCATCTTTATCTTTTATTTCGGTTCGCACAATAACGAGCGGCTCGGTTGTTGTTATTTGGCTTTCTCCGTTATTCGACCATAAACCGCGCTGCCTATTCGCTAACCAATGTTTAGCCGCTGGCGTGTCGGGCGGTAACTCTTTTCGGAGCTTTACTACTTCACCGTCCTTTGTTAATGCTTCTTCGACTATCGTTACACCGAGCGCACGTTTATACATTGCTTTAGTTACTTCGGCGTCTGCAACCTCACGCCCCCGCGTTAATGCGTCTAATAAAGCAGGGTATTCGTTTTTCCACAAATGAAACGTACTTAATGCAACGCCTAATATTTTGGCTATGCTTTCGTCTTTTAAACCGAGCA